CCAAAATGGTTTCGATGTCCCTTTTTAATTCTGAAGACGCGCGCGCAAGTTGATAGGCTTTTTCAGATTTTCTGCCTGCTTTGTTAACGGTGTCTAAAGTGCCAGATACCTGAATAGTCTTTTGAACGATTTGGGTATAGTTACCAAGACGTACTGTTGGTGAAATGGTGGCTGAAGTAGCGTCAGCACCCTCAACTGCGGCGTTAGCGGTAGTTGCGGCGGCTAGGCTATCTGTCTGCCATTCGTGGTACACGGCTGTAGCTTTGCTACGTGCCAATGTGTTAAGCAAAGGTGTTTCTGTTGGGCTGATGCTATAGATAACATCAGATAAGTCTTCGCGCTGACCGATGGCGGTATGTGCGGTAAATGTAGCCATGATAGTTTCCTAAATAAATTTTTCAAAAAGGTTGGCGGCATCTGCTACTCGACCTGAGTTTCGTAGTTTTTGCCTTAGTTTATTTGTCTGTTCCTGCTCGGGACTCCGTTGTACTGATGCACCTGACTTAATCATTCTTGGGGCTTCGGACACTTTCTTAATCACGCCTGGCCGCTTACTGACTAGTTTGTCATACTGCATCGCTTTGTACAGAGTCATTACTGCGCGAGAGTCGTACACACTTGCTAACTCTTGGTCTGTCCAACCTATTGATTTTGCAAATTGGCGAATTTCCTTTCGGACTGTTTCACCTTGCTCGGGGCTTGCTAACTCAGGTATGGCTTGGGTTAGCTTTTCAGCTTCGACTGCAACGTGTTGCTGTAATAATTCACGCTGTTCAGATTGTTGCATTTGTGCAATTCTGTTGCGCTCCATTTGTATAGCGGCAAGTTGTTTGTCATTTTGCTGTTGTTCAGCCACTCGAACTGCATAACCAATTGGGTCAGTTTCCTTTAAAAGTTGCAAGTCCTCTTGTGGTTGCTGAGAGAGCATCTGCTCCACTAATTGCAATTTCTGAGAGTACTGGTCTCTTAATTGTTTAGATTGCTCAACGCTTGCTTTATCTTGCTCAAGGTTCTTGCGAGCCTCTGCAAGTGTTTGGGTTTTTTTAGTATAGTCTGCTTCCCGTTGATAGCCGTTAACAAGCTCATCAAGCGTGACCTCAAGCTCTTCGCCACTTACTTTGACTCGATACTTAGGTTGCTCTTGCTCTTGTTCCTCTTCACCAACTTCGTCTTCCGACTCATCTACCTCATACGAGTCTTCAGTAGCCTCCGCCTCTACCTGTTCTTCTTGTTCGGCAACGGGTTGCTCTTCCGAGTCCTCGCCGCCCATAAGCCCAAGCATTGCATTTGCCGCACCGTCTACTGACAGCGTTCCATTACCCTCAACGGGTGTCATGTTTTCGCTCATCTTTACCCCTAACCAAGTTTCCCTGCTTGGCTCAGTTTACAGCGAAATGCTGTGAAATCAAAATATCTTGCGCCGCTTTGCGTCTATCTGCTTTTGTGCCGCCAAAGACTCAAAATGCGCTACAAACTTGTTGACCGCTAGTAAGCCACGGTAAGCGTTTTCTCGCTCATCATAATTCTCAGGATTGCTATTTACAATTTCATCCATATAGCTTTTCTTTATAGCCTCTACTTCACCCATAAAGAACTCATCGTTAATTAAGTTTAAGGCAAATTGTGCGTTAATCAATTCTGATTGCCACCGTTAAAGTTTCCGCCCATTACATAGCCGCCATCACCTTGACTAATTTGGTTGTTAAAACGTGGGGCAACTACAGGTGCAGGGTTTGTCATACTAGGCGTATATTTCCTAACCGCAAAGTCAGCAGGTATTTGGTTAGCGCTTGGCAAATTAAAATTCATTGGTATTGCGCCACCAAAGAACGGGTTTGCCACCTGTGGTCGATACGAAAAGTCTTGTGTCGGCATCTGAGGCATTTGGGTCGGCAACCTAAACGGCTGTTGCATTTGTGGCATCTGTTGAGGCATCTGTTGAGGCATCTGCTGTGGCATTTGCTGTTGAAACGATTGCACAGAGTCAGCTATTTGTCTGTCTAAGATAGGGTTTCCGCTCATAATAGGCTAATCCTTGGGTCATTAGTAATATCGGCTTGCATCGCGGCTTGTTTAAGTGCAATCTCAGCCGACAATTCCTCACGCTTTAATTGTAATTCAAGCGCCATTTTTTCACGCTCTAATTGCATATCTAGCGCCGCAGCTTCTCTCTGTTGTTGTAACTCTGCGGCAGTCTTCTCTCGCATAAGCTGAATATCAGCCTGTGCCTTTGCTTGCTTTGCCTCTATGTCAGCCATTGCCTTTTGCTTAGTTATCTCAACTTGGGTTTGGGCTTGCTGGAGTAGAGCTTGCATATTTGGGTCAGGCTTAGGCTGTTGGGGTTGTGAAATCTGCTGTTCAATCTCTGGCGTGATTTCTTTAAAGAACTCTGCTGAATCTGAAAAACCTGCGGCTTCAATAAACCTCCCCAAAGTTTGGCGATATTGACTGACTGTTACTAGCGGATTAGATGCACCGTATTGTTGAATGATAGCTTCTTGCTTGGCAAGCACCATCTGCAACATTGTCATCTGCTCTTGCTTGTTACCTGTACCCAAACCTACATTAATCTGCATATCATATTGATTTGACCATTCGCGTGGGTCTATGGGTACGTACTTGCCACGCAATCTAATGATGGCGGGTTTGTCTTGATACTTGCAAACTAGGTGCAATATTCCCATAAAAAGGCTTTTAATGCCAGTTTCAGCAAATATACGAGCGATTAACTCTAACTTTCCACCACTTGCTTGGCTACTAGCGGCAATCGCAGCGGCGGTAACGTTCTGCAATATGTCAGGGTTAAGACCTTGTTGCATATCAGAAATACCTGTGCGTTTACCTTGCACATCGTCTAAGTATTGAAGCATGGGGAATGCTTGAGAAATAACACTTGGCACTAACATCGGCACAACCGCGTTTGGGTTTTTCATACGCACGATACCGCCAGGCGTACTGGTCAATAAGTCATCAAGGTTTACCTGCCCCTCTACCGCACCCACACGAGAGTTGTTACTTAGGTATAGGTTGTCAAGCATTTGACGCACTACGGTTGATTTGATAAGTTGTAAGTCCATTGTGCGGTCAGCCATTGACTCGCCAAAGAACTTGTGTGGAATAGGTATCGGACAAAGCGAATGAAACGGCACGTAGTCAGTTTCGGTATTATCTAAGATTTCTGAACCTGCGTAGTAAATCTGTCTAAACTCAGCTATGCCATCGCCATCGTAATCAGTCTTAAGATAGCACTCGTACAACTCAATCTCTTGCATTGAGTCATCTAAACTTTCGTCTTGGTAAGGTTGCTCACCATTAGAAAACCGTGCAAGTCGTTCGCTTGTGTATGACAACTCATCGTATGCAGGTAATGCGGCAACGGTTTCAGCGTCAAAGCCCATTGAGATAAGGTCTGAACGTGTCATAAGCTTTCGGTGCGCTACAAAGGGAGCATCATCAATGCTAGTCGCTTTCTTTGACATCAAGAATTCTTCAGGTGGTACGTTTTCAATTTTGACGCCACCCTGCTTAGTCTTCTTGCCAACCGTGATAGAGTTATAACGTAACTTCAATGGTTGACCCATCTCGTCTAGTTGCTCTACATCTATCTCTTCGGCTTCCTGCTCAATCACATCTAATGTGCCATCAGCAAGTAGCATGACTACTTCATCGTCTGTCAGATTCTCGTATGTTTCTTTCTTTTGTGTTGTTTTTGTGTCCCAGTATGCTTTGACAATACCTGTCTTTTGCATAAGCGCATCTTTTAGCCAATCGTGCAAGATGGCAAAGCCTGAGTTCTGCGTATAGAAGACCCAATTGCAATACTCGGTAGCTTGTTTAGCGCCCTCTTCATCGTTTGGCCCACGCGGTTCAAAGCGCACAATGTCATCAGATTGGGTAAACACTCGCAACAATTGTGGCAATGCGCCATCAATAGCTTCGGCAACCTCACCCGTCACAATTTGACTGCGACCCTCAACCTCATTTCCGTATGGGTTACGCAAGTAATATTCAAGCGCCTTGGCTCTTGATTCTGTTGTTTCTGAGTCTAGGTAGCCAATGGCATTATCAATCTCTGCCTCTAAGATTGACTTTAATTTACCCTCATCCATTTTTATCCTCGCTATGTGGGCGACCACGTTTAGGCTGTAATTGCGCTATTTTACGCTCAAGCTCTTCAATTCGCGCCAATAAAGCATCATAATCTGCTTTTGTAGGCATACTTCCCTTTGGTAACACCCACATTACACGACCCACCCTGTATTGACTTTCAAAGGTTTTGACCAACTAACTGTGTCATTCATGCCAACCGCTAAGTAGCGCAAGCTATCGCTACCGTGTGATGCCCAGTCGTGCAATGGCTTGTCATAAAAGACGTTACGCTTTTCATCAAATTCTCTACGATAGTTTCTAATACATTCTAACCCATCTTTTGTGTTAGGCAAATTGAACCAACAATTAGGCAACATAGAGCGTACAGCCTGTATGCCATCATCTATGCTTAACCGTGGCACAACCGTGCAAGATAGTCCCGCCTCTTGTAATACCTCTAACCGACTCTTACCTGTCCCCAACTCTCTGACTTGTACATCGTGTGGCAATAGCATCTCTGCTTGCTTCCACCCTCGATTGGTAAGCTCTCTTACATACCAGTCCAAACCTTGACCGTGATTCTCAAAGTAATCCATTAAGCGTATTTCTTTGCCTAGCACTTGAGCCACCCAAATAGAGGTGCTGTCGCCCATGCCTAAGTCCCAACTTACATACGTCTTTAGTAAATCACTACGAGCAATGGTGCAAAAACGGTTTTCAGACTCAAGGTCGTTCATAATCTTGCCGTAATAACTACCCTCGATTGCAGCGTGAAAACTACACTCAAACTCTTGGTTGTATTTGTCTTCACCCATCTCGCGCTTGGCGGCTTCTAATTCATCGGCATCTACAATGTTTGTTTGTGAGGCTTTAAACTCTAAAAGTTGCCAACCAATCTCTGTCTCTGCTCGGTCTCGCAACTCTTTAAAGTGATTCTGCCCCTTTGGTGTGCCGATAAAGATAGCCTTACCCTTGCGGTCAGCAAGCGCAGGACGAATAATCTCGTTCCATATCTTTGGGTTTTGGTCAGCAATCTCATCTAGCACTACTAAGTCAAAGTACTGACCACGCAATGAGTCAGGGTTATCTGAGCCGTACAACTGGATACGCCTATCCCAAAAGTCAACACGTAACTCAGCAATGTTAGCCACAGCATTTAGTGGTCGCGTGTAGTGCGTAAGGTAATCCCACGCTACTCGTTTCGCTTGAGAGTATGTGGGTGCTATGTAACCGATACGTGGGCGTTCTAGCTTGCAATCAATTGCCGCCTTGATAGCAGCGTTTATAGCATTTACCGTTTTACCAAACCTTCGGTGAGCCACAACAACAACAAATCTGTTGCTTTCAATTGCATCATGTATTTGAAGCTGTTGCTCGCGGGGTTTGTATGGTATGACTATTTCTGCCATTTGACAACCAAATCGCCGCCATCGGCTCCAGCTATTTCGTGTCTATCTGTTTCTTTCCACCCAGCCCGTGTTTTTAACCAAAATATCATAGCTGTTGTGTTACCTGTTTTGGCTTGCTCGTACAACGACCTACCAATAGCGGCATTGGCATCTACCCTACCATTATCTAATTCACGCTTATAGTGTTTAACCAAGGTGTCTGCGCTTATCTCTAATTTCGTAGCTATGTCCTCATGCCGTACACCTACAGCAGCTAAAGTCATAGCTAATTTTTTAGTTTCGTCTGTTGGAACGTGTAATTTTCCCTGAGTCATCTTTATAACTCCGAAACCAGTGCATTAAAAGTTTCTTTAGTAGATTCTAATGTAGCTTCTTTGCCTGTAAATTCCTGCCAGCGTTTAACTATTACATCGCAGTATTTAGGGTCTAGTTCCATTATTCTGCATAACCTGTTTAATTTTTCACAGGCGATTAAAGTAGTACCTGTTCCACCGAAACAATCAATAACAATTGCATTTCTTCCTGTGAAATTAGTAATAATGTTTTCAGGCAAATATACTGGAAATGTTGCCTTATGTACTTTTGAAAATTCATTACCTGATGCCGAAACACCTTCTATAACATTGTAATAAGACCCTTGACCAAATTGAGGGTTTAAGAATTTTCTTTTGCCATCACCAAAACACAATATAAATTCAACAAGGTTGTTTATTATTCCTTTTTGTATGTGAGGTGCAACATTTTTCTTTTTCCAATAAATTACGTCTTTAAAACAATCTCCAAATTCATTAACGATTTTAAAAATTGTTTTTTTATTGTTTTGAACTAAACCAATATTGTAAAAAATTTCATCTGCAACCATTTTCATACATGATAAATTTTCTAATAAAAAATTAAAAAATTCATTTTCAGTTTGGTTATCATCAAATGAATTGTATTTTTTACCTGTTCTTTCATTTCCTTTTACATTTAAAGACCCAGCATTGTAGGGTGGGCTTGTAAAACAAATATTTGCCTTCTGATTATCCATCAACCTTTCTACTGCATCAATACTCGTACTATCCCCACACATTAACCTATGTTGCCCAAGCAACCAAACATCGCCTAGTTTAGTAATTGGCTCGTCAGGTACGTCAGGTACGGCATCTTCGTCTGTCATACCTATTTGTTCGGGCTGTAACGCGTCAAACTCGTCTAAGCTAAAACCAGTCAAGGTGATGTCAAAGTCCATCTCTTTTAAATCTGCTAACTCAATGGCCACTAAAACATCATCCCAACCCGCGTTTAGAGCCAGTTTGTTGTCAGCAAGTATCAATGCTTTCTTTTGCGTTACGCTTAACCCGTCTAGCTGTATAGCAGGGACTTCAGTCATACCAAGTTTACGCGCAGCCGCAACCCTGCCGTGGCCTGCAATGATGCCGTTTTCACCATCAATTAGTATTGGGTTAGTCCAGCCAAACTCTTTTATGCTAGCGGATATTTGCGCTATTTGCTCATCAGAATGAGTCCGAGCGTTGTTTATATAAGGAATAAGCTCTGTTACTTGACGTAACTCTATATTTTTTGACACATTCCACTCCTATCGGGTCATGGATACTAAGGTTAATTTAATCTTTAAATAAATTTGTAATATCTTCTTCGTTATAACCATACTCTTGCGGGTCACCCGCAGTAGATAAAGTTTTAGCTTTGACTTTTTTAGAGATAATTTCATAGTCACCGCTTAATGCAGACTCGCCATGATTTTCAGCGTACTTTTTACTAGTAGTAACCCAATCACCACTATTGATGTTTTTTACCCCTTTAGGTACTGCCCTATAAACCTCAACTTCAAAATCAGGTTTGCCTTTTGCTTTCATAGCAGTCATCCACCAATCACGGTCAATAGCATCGTCACCTAGACCATATAGGTTTTTACCTTCTCTAGTATATACATTTGCTGGCATAATTTTTGTAAGGTCATCAAGAGTTGCCCCATAAGAATTAGCGTTTGGCGCAACATGACTTCCTTTGTAATCATTTGTAGGCAATGCCTCTACACCCAACAGACCACCTTCTAAATTTGGGGCGCTTAATGGTGCGTCAATTGTATCGTTTAGCAATCCAGCTTGTTGATAAGGCATATCGTTCTTTTCTAGTAT